TCTGTTCGTGGATTGGAAGAATTGATTGACTATCAAAACTATCCTGTACTTGCTGCAGAACTTGCTACAAAGGCACGGAGATCGCTTGGAGTAGGTTTCATTGGTCTTGCACACTATCTTGCTAAACTTGGGTTTAAATATGATTCTCAAGAGGCATGGGATGCTGTTCATGGACTTTCTGAGTCCTTCCAGTATTACCTTTTGAAAGCATCTAATGAGATTGCTAAGGAGAAAGGACACTGTGAAAACTTTGGTAGGACTAAGTATGCTGATGGTATCCTTCCAATTGATACATATAAGAAGGATGTAGATGAAATCTGTAGTCAGGAGTTGCAACATGATTGGGAGTCTCTTAGATCATCTATCCTGGAGTACGGACTTAGGCACTCAACATTGTCCGCACAAATGCCTTCGGAGAGCAGTTCCGTTGTGTCAAATGCAACCAATGGAATTGAACCACCTAGAGATTACTTGTCCATTAAAAAATCAAAGAAGGGGCCTCTTAAACAGATAGTACCATCTTATGGAAGCCTTAAGAACGATTATACACTCCTCTGGGATATGCCTGGGAATACTGGTTATATTAATGTTGTTGCTGTTATGCAAAAGTTCTTTGATCAAGCGATTTCTGGAAACTGGTCCTATAATCCGGAGCATTTCGACAACGCTGAAGTTCCTGTTAGCGTAATGGCTCAGGATCTTCTGACAACTTATAAGTATGGTTGGAAGACTTCGTATTATCAGAACACTAATGATATGAAGACAGATGAAGAACCTGCACATCCTATTGGGTGGCATGATGATGTGCCAGAAGGGCAGTCTAAGTTAAATAGTTTACTTGATGAATTGGAAAATGCTGAAGAGGGGGAGTGTGAGTCCTGTGCAATCTAATATTAAAGGAATGACTGTCTTCAATACTGAAGATGTGGATACCAAGAAGCAACCAATGTTTTTTGGTAAACCACTTGGTGTGCAGAGATATGATAGTTATAAGTATCCTGCATTTGAAAATCTAACAAAGCAACAACTAGGATATTTCTGGAGACCTGAAGAAGTTTCTCTACAGAAAGATCGTGGAGATTATCATACTCTCCGTCCAGAGCAAAGACATATCTATACTTCTAACCTGAAGTATCAGATTATGTTGGATAGTGTGCAAGGAAGAGGACCAGCAATGGCATTCCTTCCTTACTGCTCCTTACCTGAACTGGAAGCATGTATTGAAGTATGGGGATTTATGGAGATGATCCATAGTCGCTCCTATACTTATATCATCAAGAATGTGTATTCTAACCCCTCTGAGGTGTTTGATACTATCCTTTCTGATGATCGTATCCTAGAACGTGCTTCTAGCGTTACAGGAGCATATGATGAGTTCATTGGACATGCTCAGCAATGGGGATCTAGTAATATGTGGAATCCTGATATGAAGGATTCTCCATCATCCCAATGGGAAATTAAAGAAGTAAAACGTAAACTTTATCGGGCTATTGCTAATGTTAACATTCTTGAGGGTATTCGGTTCTATGTTAGCTTTGCTTGTTCTTTTGCTTTCGGGGAGCTCAAGCTTATGGAAGGAAGTGCAAAAATCATTTCCCTTATTGCAAGAGACGAAAACCAACATCTTGTCATCACACAAAACATTCTAAACAATTGGCGTAAGGGTGATGATCCTGAGATGAAGCAGATTATGAAAGAAGAACAGGAATGGACATATAAACAATTTGACCTATGCGTAAATGAAGAGAAGCATTGGGCAGATTATCTCTTTAAGGATGGTAGTATGATTGGTCTTAATGATAAACTCCTTCAGCAATATGTTGAGTGGATTGCTAATAGAAGACTTAAGGCAATTGGATTAAGTCCTGCATATGATATTCCAGCTGCTCATAACCCACTACCCTGGACACAACATTGGTTGTCTTCTAAGGGACTACAAGTTGCACCACAAGAAACTGAAGTAGAGTCTTATGTAGTGGGTGGTATTAAGCAGGATGTTAAAGATGATACTTTTAGTGGATTCAAACTTTAGTTTGAAAACTCATCTACAGCATCAAGGACTTTATTAAGGTATTCGTCTGCGCCTCTGCATTCCTCTGTAGATAGTTCATGTCTTTCGCATCGATCATACAATTCATTCTTGAGCTTAAATGCTCTTGCTTGCATATCTACTTTTTTTAATTGACCGCTACTCATAGCCGTGTCCTTTGCTACGTAATTATTTATATAGATTATAGCACGATTTGGTTCTTGTGTCCAAATCTAAATAAAGTCATAGATGTGTGGTAGGTATGACCATTGACTATGAAAATCCCTGGATTTATAATGGCGAAATTTTTAACTCTGATAATATTAACGACTACTTTGGTTTTGTTTATAACATTACCAATCTCCAGAACAAACGACAATACATTGGGAGAAAGTATTTTTGGTCGTTTAGAACTCCTAAAGGGAAAAAACGAAAAGTAAAATCAGAATCGGAATGGAAAAAATATTATGGGTCTTGTCCGGAACTTAAAGAAGATATTGTCAAATATGGTAGACAAAGTTTTAGCAGAACTATGCTATCTTTACATTCTACAAAAGGCAGAACAAACTACGAAGAGACAAGGCAACTATTTGATAACAAAGTCCTTACAGAATCCCTTGACGACGGGACCCCGAAGTACTATAATAGCAACATCCTCTCAAGGTACTTCCGAAAAAATTATTATGGATTTGACGACTGAAGAAATTGTTGTTGGTATTCGTGAATGGACATTGGATAGAATGGACAACACAAATCATGAAAATGCTCAAGCAATTTATGAAGAATTTGCAGAATGGATTGATCTTGATAATGTGGATAGTGTTGATATTATGTCTATAGAAAATGAATGATCCTGACCTAGACTATGCTAATGAAAATAATATATTTTGGGATGACCAAAATACATTAGAGTGGTCTCAAATGTTTAATAGATTGGTTGATAAGTATGGTGCTGTGCAACCAGATCCTATAACGGGTTTGGGTGTATCTCATGGAAATGGAAGGGCTCATAGTTAAACGGATATAACTACTCTCTTCTAAAGAGTTATTCTAGGTTCGATTCCTAGTGAGCCTGTTGGTAAATAAACATATGGATATACCTGTTTACGATAAGAATGGAGACGTAGTTAATTGTATCAATATAAATGATACGATTGAGTATGTTGATGGTAGGGTTAGTAAAGGAGACAAGTATTATTATAAGGGACTTGGGGTTCCTTATGAGCAACATCATATCCAACCAGAAGATATGACAGATGAATATGATTTGATAGATGTATGTGATGTTTTTTATATTGGTAATGTAGTTTCTAAAAAAGTTTTCTCAGGAAAGACTGGGATATTTCAAGAGAAGCATCAAACTCATTTTACAGATTGGATTGGTGCTTGTGGTGTAAAGGAATTGAATATTTCAGAGAATCTATATGATGAAGGATCTTTTGAGATGTCTGCTATTGAAGTTTTTGGATGGGAAGAAATAGATGCTACCAATCAACAGTATTATTTGAAGGTTGATTATCCACATGGGAGAATTAATTATATTAATGATTCTAGCCCTATAAAATTAAGAACACTTTTGGATTATATGATTAGGAGTGATTGGAATTTTCCTTGGGATAAAAATTCAATTTCGGATATTACTTTTGAATCTAAGGTTACTGATGTTGGAGATATTTTTAAGTCTAAAGAATTATCTCATAAGATAGGAAGTATATATTCTGTTCTTCATAGTTTATATCAATCCAATATTAATCTATATCTTGATTTTTGTGGAGTTAATAATCTTCCCTATAAAAATAAGATGGGACTTATTTTTAATGCCCTTGTATTACTTGTATCCAATGATGTTGATGTAAGTCATTTATATAAAAGTACTCCAATAGAAACTTATAAAAGTGTAGTTTATAATTATCTTATTACTGGTAAGAATTGTGGATTTTGTGGAGTTGGTAGTTGCAAAAGAAGAGTGGATGATAACTTTTCTTATGGTGAGTATATACGTGAAGAATATATTAAGAGATTTAATGTAGAATTTAGAAGAGCTTGACATATAAATATGGATATATTATACTCTGTATATTGGGCATCGGGGAGACCACCACCACTTCCTCTTCGTGTAAGGCCCATCATTTTTATGCGGATATAGTTTAGAGGTAAAACTAAAGGTTTCCAACCTTTCGTCGTCGGTTCGATTCCGTCTATCCGCTCCAATCCTCTGTAGCTCAATCAGGCAGAGCACGAAACTGTTAATTTTGGGGTTACTGGTTCGATTCCAGTCGGGGGAGTTGGGGTTGTTAACTCAGTTGGCTAGAGTAGGTCGCTTTTAACGATTAAGTCCTGGGTTCGAGTCCCAGACAACCCATTATTCTAAATACTAAACATAAAATGAAATTAACCGAAGTATTGGATCAAGAATTAGAATCTATTACTAAGGAACTTGGTGGAGAAATAACTCATCTCACTACCTTGGATCATGCTGGAAATAGTAGTAAAAAAATTATTATTGAATATGATAAAAAATCTAAGAAT